TTTTACAGCACCTTCGGAAAAGGTTACTGCTATTCTTCCTTCTTCAAAATCAATTAATTTCATCTTCTCTCCAAAAATGTATTTGAATCAGGGATCCGTCCCCATGAAATAATGTGAAAGCTTTAAATCCTAATGCTTCCATTCTTTGTGTAAACCTTATTCTTCTGTCATTACCTAACATTCCCTCGTGGTATTCCATAGATATCTTTCCTATTCTCATTATTGTTTCATCCAATATCGAGTCTATTATATCTGCTTCTCCGCCCTCGCAATCTATCTTAAGAAAATCTATGGTTGTAGGGATTATTCCAATTCTCATCAGGTCCTCTATTGATGCGGAGATGACATTTTCTACTGAAATTTTTTCCCTATTTTCAAGATCTATAGAGGTTCCTCCACCTAGATTATCCTTAGAATCTAGCCTAAACATTTCCTTCTTTGAGATGTGTGAAGAGATTGCTATCTTATGACATTCTGCAAATCCGCTTGAATTGTCAACCAGACAAGAAAATGTTTCCGACATCGGCTCGAATGCTATTATATTACCAGCACCTCTGGAGTTAGCCCATCTAGCAAACATTCCGATATTAGCACCTATATCTACAACTGTATCACCTTCGTTAATTACACAGCCATACCTTTCATAATCTGATCCGAAAGATCCAAACAGATCATGCAATTCGAAGTTTTCAAAGTACATGTGGTTGAAATCATCGAAGCCATCTTTATTTCTGTACTTTTGTAGATTAAATCCACTATCATGTTCTGCTTTGAAGTCCCTTAGGATCTTGTTACCGTTGCTGTCTAAAACCCAAAATTTAGAGCTTTCCATATCTATTTTTTTGTTATATCTTTAAACCACATAAAAGTTCTAGGATATATAACATATGCTTAAAAAATTTGCAACATTCGAGTCTGATGAGGATGACGACAAGCTTTTCCAAGACCTTGATTCAATAGGTATTGAACAATATAAGGGATGGCTAATATCTGAGGCTGGATATCAGGATAATGAATTCCAGATTCAGTATGTAGCGGTTGTCGCTAGAAATGTTCAAGAAGCAGTAATCGAGATTCTTAAAGTTGATGGATTCTTGGATAAAAGTTCATCCGAGGAAGATTTTGAAATAGCAAGTGAGGTTAAAACCTGGGAAGATTATAGAACATTGAAAGATGACCTGAGAAATGACTGGGGCTCTGCTTTTATGATTGAATCTGTACAGGAGGGATTTATCCCAGTTAGAAGAGAACCTTATTGCTTAATTATCAATTGGGTAAATCCAGTTATGGCCGTTGCTGATCTGAAGAGTGTTTTTAAGAACGTTGACCAGGTTCTATATAAGAAGATCGTTTAATCTTTCTTGTCCTTTAAATTTGCCTTAGCTTGCTTGTAAAGAGCTTTATCTGACATCTCTGTAGTTCTTCCTCCTGTTATAAAAGAATTAACTCTGGCCATTGCCCATTGCTGAGGTGTTGTTCCTGGAATATGTCCGGTTTTCCATGCAGCATATCCTCTATCCCATACCTGTTTCAGTATGCTCAGCGGAAATCTAGATTTGTCTGATTTTTTTTGAAGAGCTTTATACACTGGGCTATCCTTTCCCATCTTTGAAGACTCAACAAGTTCTTCCTCACAGATAGTCTCGTCCTCTAGGATTATATCTTCAAATATGTTCTGTGGAACCTCGAAGTTATCAAATCCGATGATTTTCTGATCCTCGACAGATTCACTTTCCCCGAACATCTCTTTATACTTCTTGGTGTATTTACTCTGTTTTGTCTCTACTGGTTTACCCTTCCCTGCTTTTCTTGATTTGTAATCGGCATCCCATGGACCATATGCTGATGAATCGTCATCAGCTTTTTCTCCATGTTTTTCTATCTCCCTCTTCATAACTCGGGGATTTTTGGTAAGGTATTTCTTAGGAAGTTTCATGTACTATATATTTAAAATTAATCCCAGAATCTGTAGTTGTTTATTGTGTGTTCCAATAACCAATATTCGACATTAGGAATCTTTATAAGGAAAGTGTATTCGAAGTAGTAGCAAAGCTTTTCTTCGTCGCATGGATGAATTCCGTAGTAGAAGTACTTTAGGTGAAGGGATTCGTGAACAATGGCAGCCGCTATGTTATTAACATTGTGGCTTTTTACGTCAGCTTCTGACAGGTATATGGTTCCTTTTTTCCCCAGATCTGAATATGCGGATGAATATCCTCCTCCCCACGTTTCTATTCTAGCAACAAAGCTATCGAGGTATGAAGAATAAGGATCACCTATATCTCGAATTAGCCATAAGGCCGAATCAATATACTTTAAATCATTCTTCGTTATCTCCTGGGACATCAGATCCTTCGGATTCAAGAGGAGAATCGTGAGAAGGATCAGGTTCATTAATGACTTCATTATTCCTGGTCTCGCTTAATTTGTTGTATAAGAGCTCTATTTCTTCAAAACTTAAATTGCTCTTCTTAGAATTTATATCGATCGTACAGGCAACTACATTGCCTTCTACGTAACCTTTATTGGAGTCTATCCTGTCGAAGCTTCTTGCAAAAACACCTTCCTCTTCGAATTGTTTTTCTGTGTAGTAGCATTTTTGGTACGAAAGAAGTTTTTTTACCGTTTCGAAGCTTAAATCAAACTCCAGATTTCTATCTTGAGCGCTCTGGAATATTTTGATCATTTTCTTTGCGACCTCAAGGTCGTTCAAGTTATCTTTTTTTGGAAATCTTTTCGGAGAAGCTGTGTTTCTCTTTTTCTTTCCTGTATATGCTGGATTTGCCAAAATTTATTATTTTAATTGTTTATTGTATCTATCTTGATAAACTAGCTCTTGCTTTCTGATGCGTATTTAACACCCATTATAGTACCGACTATACTAAAAGCATTCGTTAATAAGATCCCTAATATATTCGACCATGTTGAGCTTATTAGCTGAGTATCCTTTCCACTAAGCATTGCTATAAGGTACATTGCTGTTGATATAACACCAACACCAAGGATAACAAATAAAGCTACTCTTACTATTGTTCCGATTAATTCAGTCTGGGTTTTCTTCTGTAGAATGTCGAGGTCATTTAGTGCTATTTCTTTGGCCTCCTCAGCCTCTCTCATAGCATCAACTGCCTTCCTTTTTGAATTTTCAGCTTCTTCTAGTGCATTCTTGAGATCAATCATCAACTTATCGTTCTCTTCCTGTGATGCAAGTAGATCTTTGTTCTGATTTTGTACCTGCTTGGTTATATCAAGTCTTCTTCTTCTGCTCTCTTTATCCCTCTCGGTTGCAAATTTTATATAGTCTCCGAATTCTTTATCACCTGGATCTGCTTCGATAATTTTGAGTACATTCCCTTCCAGCAAGATTCTTTTTTCCTTCTGTAGGTTAAGAATGAAATCCCTAGTTGTTTTATCAACCTTCATTATTTGTAAATTTTAAAGGGTGCGGTTCGGTCTTTATAGCTTGGATAATCTTTCTTAAATTCTTCTAATCTAGGCTCTATTTCATCTGACTTTATAATCCAGAACTGAGCTCCAACCTTCTTAGCTTTATCTATTTCTTGAGTATCGCTAGATGATGATATGATACCGATAACAACACCGTTACCATATTCATAGTTGATTTTTCTGATAAGTTCTATACCATCGAAAGAAGATCCAAGAATATTCAGATCAACGAATACACACTCGGGTCTTTCCTTATTAGGATCATCGGGGAACCACTTTTTAAATAATCTATCAGCTTCGTCAGATGAGGTTAATGCCTCAAATGAAAGAGAAATATCTAAAAGACTACATGCGTCTTCGAACACTAGATGAAATAAATTTTCATCATCAACCAACATTATTGATTCAATCATTATTGTATTTAATTTTTATTTTAGTTCCGTTTTCCGTTTTCCCAGCAGATATTTTAAACCCATGCTCCTTAAGAATCTGAACACATATATTTAAGCCTAATCCAGTGCCGGATTCTTTTTGATTTTTCTTTCTTGCATAAGGCTCTGAGAGTTTATTAAATTCCTCTTGTGAAAGACCCCTACCATTATCTTCTATGCAGATGCTGTCTTTCTCTGGATATATTTTAACCCACTTAGTTGGAGAGTCGTTGTACTTTAATCCATTTCTAATAAGATTATCAACTGCAGTACAGAAAAGAGCTTCATTGATATCTATCGTCGGAAGATTATCATCGAGAATTACCTGATTCTTATATGCTGTTAATCTGAGATAATCATCTAGTATGCCCTTTATTGAAGCCTCTTTCTTTGATAGCTCCGCATTTTCTTTAACTAGATTTGTAAATTCATACACTCCAGCATAGACTTTCTGTGCATGATGTAAGCCATCTTCTATTAGCTGCAGTGGTGATTTTATCTTTAATCTGTCAACATCATCTTCTGTTAGTCTTCTTTGTAAACTCTTGATTCCTCTAGGAAGATATGTGTTGATTCCAGAGTGCATGTCATGTCTAATAATCTTAGCAGCATGCTCTAGGTAAATGTTCTTCTTGTCAAGCTCGTTTGCTACCTCTTCCTTCTTCTTGAGAAATTCAAACACAACCATAAAGAATGGAGGCATGAATAGGATTACACACGAATAACCAAAGGCAGCTAGAAAATAGCTATTTGGACAAATCCCAAATACTATACACGATTGAACAGCGAAGAAGGTGAACATAATTACCCCCGCTACTGCCAAAGCTATCCTAGATCTTTTTGATATTCCCTCCAGAGCCTTCAATTTATAGATCTGATTTTTTAAATCCTATCTTTTCTAAAACCCATTTTGATGGGCAGAATTTAGTCCATGCTGCTAGTTGTAGCATCACAACAAGGAAGATTACTATCGGCCAGAGATTGAATATCACTGCCGTTAGAAGTAAGATTGATATGAGCATATAAACTGCCCTAACTGATGTCCAACTCTTCATAAGTAAGTTATTGTTTGGTAGAAAGCTATTTTTGCTCTAAGCCAAAATCTAGATTTCCAATTCATTGCTTTGAATTCTTCTGTTTTAAATATGTCTTCGGGTTCCATTTCTTTAATTTGTTTCCTCTATCTATATAATCAAAACCACCCATATTTATTTTGAATCTATAAAAATAACCCCACAAAAAAAGGTCCACCTAAGTGGACCTTTTATAATTATTGGTTAACTCTTTTTTAGTTCTTAATGTTCATGAAAAGTCCTCCGTTTCCTGCAACGGTAGAAGGAAGTTTTCCATCCCATTTTTGTGCTTTCAAGAATTCAACATAAAGAGTGCTTAATTCTTTTTGTTTTATTTTCATAGAAAGAGCTGCTGCTTGTGCATTAATAACTGCCTCAGCTGAGTCTGCTCTAGCAACTGCAATTTTTCTTTTACCTTCAGCAATAGCTGTTAAAGCCTGTTGTTCTGATGCTTCAGCTTGCTGGATAGCTTTAGTTTTTGCTACGATAGCTTCCTGAAGTGCTTCTGGTGGAACGATATTAGTTCTTAATTGACTTACGTTAAACCATTTAGATAGACGCTTATTACACTCGACAACGATCGATAATTCAAATTGTTGTCGGTGGTTAAAGATGCTATCAACTTCCCATGTATTTGCTACATCATTAACTGCTCCAATAACTGCGTTCTTTAGCCAGTTCTGCTCTACCTCGTGGATGTCTCTTCGGAGGTTTACGAACATATCACCTATTGCATCCTCTTTTAAGGAATAGTTAAAAGTTGGTTTAATAGTTGCGGAGAATCCTCCTTTTAAAATAACACCTTGATCTTCGTATTCAATGTGTTGTTGGAAAGTTGGAAATTCTAAAACCTGCTCTGTCCATGTATTATAAACGACCCAACCTGTTTTATATTGATAACTAGATACACCTCTTTGATTACCAATTAGGTTAATCTTTAGGCCTTTGTGTCCAGCGTCGATCTTCTCGATCGCAAAAGGTTGGAATATTGCCAGCATAATCCCGACGAGAAAGATCAAGACTGGTTTCATGAGCCATGAGACGTTTAGGGTATCTTTTTTGTCTCCCCACCTGTCTGTGGTCTCCTTTGACATGTTGTCTCTGCTTTTAAAAGCAATAGTTAATGCTGCAACAAGTGCAACTAGAAATAGAATTGTACTAATCATTGTTTTCTGTTTTTTCTGTTAAAAAATTGATTGTTTTTCTAAATAGGTATCGGATATACCAGATAGAAAAAATTAAAACGGCCATTGATGACGGGATTTGTATCCACACGTTAATTTCCCGACTAATCACATAGTCAAAAAATTTAGTGAGGCCGAATAGATAAAATCCAGTAAAGATTAAGACTGCCGATAATGTGACCCATTGATTTTTTTTCATTCTTCTTCGTTTAGATCGTTGTTAATTTGCTTTTGCACATCGTGATTCATTTTTCCTCTAGATAGGTTCTTAATTATGAACTCCCACCAATTTCCCCATCCCTTTCCTAATTTCTTCGGATGTACATCAGTTTTACCCTTGAATCCTTTAATGTTCCTTTCTCTACCGTAAGGCTTCATATAATTCTTAATTTAATCCAAAGATAGGATTGCCTTACGTTTTAAAAAAATTTATCCGGTATTTAATCCGCATAATCTAGAGTTTCCACATCAATCTCATGATAATCCATGTAATCTCCGGTGTCCCATTCTTTATAAACCTCTATAACTGGAACTATTAATTGACCAACTTTTTTCTTGGTGAAAAATCCGGTAACCCAATCTCCAGTGTCAATTCTTTTTGCCTTGAACTTCACCTCAGCTGGATCCTTCATATTTCTTATCTCAGGTTTGAACTCAAGATAATCTAAGTCAGGATCACACACATTATCAACCAACACTTCGAATCCAATAATGACCCTCATGTGAATATAAGAAATGTTGCGCTCGTAATAATCCATGTAATATTCCCATGTGAATCCTTGGTCGTCTTGACAATGTTTTATGATTTTGTTGAAGTCATCTTCGTCTTCCCAATCTTTTTTAAACCCGTTCCACTCAAAATGGTTGGTTGGGTCAATCTTACACAGTTCATCGTTGAATTGCATCCAACGTCTTAATCTATCCACATGTTCCTGTGGAGCTTTAGCCATTCTCATATTCTATTCGTATGTTATAATTGTCTCATCACCAATTTGTGTAGTTACCACATGTGTTGGTGTAGATGGTTTAGCTATCTCTTCTACGATGTGGAGGTTCTCTAATTCAACATCGGTGTTTTTCATGACCCATTGGACTTGTTCTTCCCACGTCATTTCTCTTCTTGTGTTTTCCATTTTATTTTTTTAATAACCGTAATATATCATTACATTTTTCTTCCAATCAAATGTCTTGTAGACATTTATTAGATTGAATATTGCGTATTCATATTTCCAACTTGAGACTAAATCTTTAGAATCTAATTTATATGGTAACGTCCAATCAAACCAACCTGCAACTCCCCACTCCATTGCCATACTTCTAACATGATCAATCAATTTGTAAACTCCAGTTAATTCTTCCTTAGTCATTGGGGTGTCTTCAGTTTTCATGAAACCTGCCTTTGGTTCCGCACCTTCAAAGAATGGGTCTAAAATATCTTTGTAATATTTTTGAATCATTCCTGTGTAGTACTTAATCAACTCTTCAACAAACTCTTTCTGTACAATGTAGAAGTCACTATCATCAGTAAAGTGTTTTTGAGTTTCTTTGTTCTTGAACACTGTTTTAAAGAACTTTTTATCAAAACTATCAATGTATTTACCAAGTTCATAGTGAGTGTTATATGCAACATCATAAACTCCTACGTGTCCATCTCTATCATCCGGGTCATCAGACCATTCCTCATTTTTAAATTCATATAACTCCTTTAGAGTCATACCCTTAATTTGGTTGTATTCTCTTTTAGATAATGATCCCAAGTAATTTCTATATCCCATAATTTATTAATAATCAAAAATAATTCTCGCTAACTCTCCGATTAAATTTTGCTAAGATCTGATTTCAGTTCATGCCAGGTCTTATAACTCCTTTTCAAGTGATATGCCTGACTTTTATCTGGGTATATGTGTCCGATAAGATCTAGATCGTCCATGTGTTTTTTAGACCCTCTGGAAGCGAATAGTGATTTCCATCCTAACAATATCTCCTTGTCCGTAACCTGATATTTGTGTCCTTCGAATTCTATAACACTGTACGTTTGAGTCTTGTCATATTTAAATTCAACCTTTATCTCGCATGGATTTTCTGAATCTGTTACATCAGTAAAATAATCTGTCTCGTCTATATCAGTAGAGCTCCTGGTTGTTTCCTTTTGGTAAAATTTATTACCATTGGTAAGATTTTCTTTCTTCAGAGGAAAAAAATCTGCGGTGGGCTCTGTTAGTGAAAAATCAATATCAGAATTTATGAAATCTCTTCCAAAATCAATCCCTTGCAAAAAAAAACCGATTGATCCACCAACGTGAGCTGATGGAATAACTCTTTGTATTTCTCTGATCAGCTCAAGTCTTCTCTGTAGAGGAGTTTGACCAACACCAAATTGATCTAGATCGCCCAGAATATTTAAAATCTCATAAACCTCCATCTTTTATACTGTTACTAGGATCAATCCCATTCAATTTTTGGACAGTACTTGTTGTATTTTGCTTTAGCAAATTCTACGACGATTGAAGTTTGTTTTGGCTTTTTCTTTGGATAAATTTTACCTACATTTTTAATGTGGTAATTAGCCCGGCGTTCTTCCCACCATTTGTATAGTGAAATTGC